TATTTTTCAATAGGTGTGCTTCTTAGTGAGTGCACCTTTTGTTTAAATGTTATTTAAGGTAATATTTATATTATATAACAAAAGTTTATCTTTTGTAAAGATTAAATATATTATTAAAAAATATGGGAAAGATTCTTCATTTAAAATCAAAAGATACCAACACAGCTGCTGGCGGAGTTGTTACTCCTAAATTACCAGATTCTTCAGTAATGGATTATGGAGAGATTGCTGTTAACTATGCCGACGGATATGAAACTTTAAGTATAAAAAACAGTGCTGATAAAGTAGTTTCATTTTCATCTACAGACCATTTAATTAAATATGCTGATTCATTAGTAGGTGACGAGAGTGCATTAGCTAAAAGAGTAAAGGCTTTAGAAGAAAAATTAGTTGGTCTTGATGAAGCACTTAAGAAGATAGTAGGAAAGAATGAGTAATGAAAAAATTAGCGAAAATTTTCACTTGGATTGTAGATAATGTAGAGAAGGATAAGTTAATACATAAAGAAGTCGGTTCTTTAGTGTTTTTTTTAACCTGTATTGCGTTATTAGTATTGGGTGTTAATATTTATACTTCTGTAGCAATATCAACGCTTATAACGGCTTTATTTGCGTTTGGCAAAGAGTATTGGTTTGACCCAAGGTATTTTAAAGGAAATGTACCAGATATAAAGGACGCATTATGGACTATGTACGGTACTATAGAAATGATTATTATAATCTTATTAATGAAAATATTTTTACATTAGAATATTAACTAAAAAAATACAGCATATATTTTTATGCTGTATTTTTTATGCTTCTGTTGTTAAATAATTCCTTAGAGGAAAATCTCCATCAGTACATTTTATAACGGCTAAACCTGATTGTGTCCACCAGTTAGTAGCTTTTTTAATCTTTTTCCATTCCGATAGTTGTTCGTTAACAAATCCTGACAATAATGTCAGCCTTGTTACTAATCATCCACAGACATCTCAACCTGCAGCGGAGCTATCTCTCATCGCCCGTATTAATATGTTACGGGCACCATTAAGGTCCCTGTGGACCTTAATTCCATCATACATAAACCACTCTTTACTGCCTAAGTTAGTCATTAACTCACCAGTAAAGCTGTTGGTCTTACTTGTGTATGACTCATTTTGTTCAACATAAAGCACACCACACTCCTTGCACTTTTGTTTCAATCTCTCCTTAAACTCATAGAAACGGAAGGAAAGCATAGAGCGTACAACGCTCTTACGTAACTTTCTTCCTTTCTTTGTCATACCTTTAACCTCGAAAGGTGGAAAAACTATAATAGAGAAATTGTGTACTAAGTAATTTATGCACTGCCAATGTAACTCATCTCCCAAATCATGTATCCTGTGATAAGTCCTGTTCAATGTGCGCTTTAACTTACCTTTCTTCCTCTTATCCTTTGTTAGTGCCAACCTGCTAAGCAGTTTATCACGCTTTAGGTTAAGGTTTAGTATTCTGTCAAAAGCGTGTATGCCGAGCCATCCAAATCGTCCGTCTTCACTAAAGTAAGTAAGGAAATTCCTAACCCCAGGGTCTAATGCAACAATTCCACCTTGGTTTTCGGTCGGAATCGTTTTTAACTTCTGAGGTACGGAAAGATACCATCTTCCGTGGTCATTAATGAGACGACAATCACAAATATCATTCTTTAGCCACTCTCTTTCAGAGAACTTTAGTTTTCCACTGATGGTATAGTAAATACCACTCTCTGACACGGCAGATTTGGGGATGTAACAGCTTTGTACTGGATTCTTACGACTCTTATAACGCAACTTAAATGGTCTACCAGATTTCTTTGTCTTCTTACAGTTAGTCATCCATGAGGTATAAGATTCCTTCACTGCCTTACTCTTTATCTGATATGGTACAGACTTTATGTAATTATCAGTGAGAGAATGTAGTACTAACGTACTCATATTCATCCATCCCTTAAAAGGAATGTCTTTCTCATTAAAGTGATTAATGCATGTATTGTACACCTTGCGTTCCACACCGAACCACTGCTTAAAGAGATTTTTCTGTTGCTGTGTCGGATAAATCCTTATACGTCTTGCTTTTGTCATAATAGTGCCCGAAACAGTACCTTCAGTACAAGAGGACATTAATAGTTGTAAGTAAGACTTTTGTGAGTTCTTGTTGTGGACTGTAACTTGTTTTGTCGAAAACCATGATTTTACAGTCATTGCACAGGAAGACTTATCACACTCTGACATAGCATTATCTATGTCGTTGTGTGACAACAAGTGTGAACTTATGTTTTTGCATAAGTCATCGTAAAATGTCTTGCGGTCTTCCTGTATAATCATAAATTTATTCTATTTAATTAAAATATAATAAAGATTATAGATTTATCAAGTATTTCTTGAAAATTATTGAAAATAGCAAATGAGGTACTGTTAATGACCCTTCTGGAAAATATATGAAAAATTTTTTGGAAAATTTTTTTTGAAAGGGTATGGGTAAGAAAAAGGCCCCATCATGGAAATCGGTGAATTTTTTTGGAAAATTTTGGACGGAGAACCGTGGGCATTCTCAAACACCCCCTTTTATGGCGGTGGGTAGGTGGGTTAAATAGGTGGCCACCCCCATAGGGCCTACCCATGCTATATATTCAGTGAACAAATTAAAAATAAACCATATTCTTTTTAGTTCTAACCACTTAATAAAATAATATAGTATAAGTTATCATATAAATAATTTAAACCCCTTACAGACAAAATAAAAGGGGTACTAACTAATTTTGTCCGTATCCCTTTTCCCTATCATGTTACATTCTATTATTTTTTTAGTCCTCATCTTCCTCGTCCTCGTCTTCCTCCTCGTATGGTGTGGTATCTATAGTATCGCACCACAAACTTTCATCCTCATATATTTCAGACATATAACCGCTTTCGCTGATATATAACCTTACTTCTATACCGCTTAAAGATTCGTAATTTCCATATCCATTTTGTTGGATATAATCTTTATCTTTATCAAAACCTTCCTCAAGACTATTAAGCACCTCCAAAGGTGTGTTACTCATCAAGAAGTCATCCAAAGAACTCATACCATAGAATTGCTCTGTAAGATTATACTTGTCGCAAAACTTGTTAAAAATCTCTACTTGTTTGTTATTTGAAAGGTTGTTAAACTCGTTTTCAAAATTCTTAAAAGTAAACATAATTCAATGATTTAATTTTAACCGATGCTTAAAATAGGGTGGTCGGTTGTTAACCCCTTTGTTATTGATTGACGATGCAAAAGTACGCAATTATTTTGAAACTACCAAACATTTTACTAAAAATATTCATAGAGTTAACTTTTATTAACAAATAACATATTATTCCTTCGTGTGTGTATATATAATAATATAATAACATACGCTATTAAGTCATTTATTTGATTTGTATTCGTTTGAAATAATGATTTAGTATAATTGTAGGTTTATTCTATTAAAACCGCTTAAAAAGGAAATAAAGCATATTTAAACAAAAAAGTAGTACCCTAATAGATACTACCTTCAATTTATATTACTTCACCAACATTTCCCATAACATTTTTAAGTCGTGTGCTTTGCCTATGTTGATAATGTTTTGTAGTTTATACGTAACTACTTTCGTTTGTTCCTCGCTTTCAAGTCCTACCTCCGCCTGCTTGGTATTTTCCTTTTTTGGTGCAACATATATCCAGCCTTCAATTTCCGCACGTGTGGTGTCGTCTATTACAACATTGCCATCCAACACAAAGACGTGTTCAAATGTGGTTTTGTCAGAAGGTCGGTAATTCATTGTAATATAGTATTGTTCACTATCTTTATCAGACTGAAGGATATAAGGATACATACCTTCTACAAAGTGCATTCCTTTGCGTGGTGCTGCTTTATATTCTGTTTCTATTCCCTTCTTTTCCAAAGTTGCGTTTACACTATTCACATAACTACCAAAACGGCAATTAGTAATAAGTGTCATCTTTGTTACACGTCCAACGAAAGGACAACTTTTACCTCCCCTAAATTTAGGCTCTAACTTTACAACCATTGCAGAACCAAACTTTGTGCTAATAGTCTTAATCAGTTTGTAAACGCTTTCGATGTTTGTTGTATTATTCATAATTCAATGATAATTAATTTAACGGACATTTTATTTAGGTAGTTCGTTGTTTAACCTTTTTGTTTTGATTCACGTTGCAAAGATAGATATAATTTTTTAATCTACCAAATAATTAGATTAAAAATTTTAGTGTATTAACTTTTATTAACAAATTAATTGTTTTCCCTTTCGTGTGTATATATAATATAAAAACCGACACGAAAAAATATCATGTCGGATAATGTGTTATTTTAATACTTATTGTGTCCATAATTTTTTTCTACATAATGCTCACCAATTTTATTATAGATGTCTTCTATGTGGATAATTGCCAAAAGCAAAAAATAGACAACTATAATAATAACCCATGTAAAAGGGTTCTGACTTGTACACAAAGCAACAAGATTTGCCACGTTTAACAATATAGTTAAAAGACAAACTAAACCATACTTAATCAAATCTTTATCCATAATTTAATGATTTTAAATATTTTGTGGGACTATTCCCTTTCTGATTTACGTTGCAAAGGTAAGCAATTATTTTGAAACTACCAAATGTTTTCTAAAAAATATTATTCTATTTAATGTTTATTAATAAATAGGTGTTTTTATTGTACTTTTTCAGGACTTATATATTTAGACCAAATTTCAACATCTTTTGCAATAAAGAAATACATTCTTTCTTGGGTATAAATGGTTAAATTAGTTTCATTTAATGACTGAAATTTGTTGTCATTGTTTATAATAAAAGCAGAATCGAAACGACAAAAATTCTCATCAATTTTGGCTAAAACTTCTGTTGGTTTACATTTTTCCAACATCTTATCTAAATTATCCATTAAATAAATTTTATCATCAAAGTTATGCTTTTCGCAAAAATGGTTATAAATGTCCACTTTTTCACTTGGAATCAAGTTTTCAAAATAAAGCATAAAAGTATACATATCTTTCATAATTCAATGAATTTAATTTAACCAACTCTTAAAAAGAGGGCGGTCAGTTGTAAACCCTTTGTCTTTCCTTCTGAATGACAATGCAAAGGTAAATAATTTATTTTGAACTACAAAATTATTATAGTTAATTAAAGTTAACACGTGTGTTCTACTTGTACTTATATAAGTCATTGTTTGATGATTGCTTATGTATCTTATACGTGTATGTGTATATATAATAAACAAAAATAGGGACAGCAATATAAAATACTATCCCTATCATCTTCTATCTCTAATTATCTTTTAATATTCTTGTTCTTCAAAATAATCAATAATCTCATCAATATTATCATTAATTGTTACCATTACATCGGCTGATGTACCACTTATAACATTTCCGTTGTGGTCATATTTAAAGAAACTGTCGTATGGATTAAACTTTCCCGTTGCAAGTTTGCGTGCAATTTCAAATGGTGAGTAGTCTGCAAATTGATTATCAAAGTCGCTCATTGCATACCATTTATTTGGTGACTCCACAGCGTCCCAATACTCTTCGGCATATTGAAATTTCTCTACAGGTGACAAAGTTTCCCACTTTTCATATAAATTTTCCATATCTATATTTTACTTTTTATTATATATTTATTTGCTTTAAAAATTAATTTAATCTTATATAATTATCATACATACTCTATTTGTACTTATTTAAGTATGTATATTTGTTTTATAATTCGTCAGCGTTATATTCTATAATTTTATCAATGTCAGAATTAATATCCTTCATTACATCTTCTGCGTTTCCGCTAACTAAAAGATGTTGTTCGTTATATTTAAAGAAACTATTTCTTATATCAAACTCTTTTGGTTGTAATATACTTAAAACATCAATAGGTTTGTAACCTTTTAGTTTTGTATCTATTTCATTCATTCCATACCACATTTTTGGTGAGTTAACACTCTTCCAATATTCTTGTGCGTAAAAGAATTTATCTATAGGAGATAAAGATTTCCAAATTTTATATAAACGTTCCATATATTATTAAATGTATAAATTATCTATTATGTTATTAATAAATATGTTTATTGTTTATTTATTACAACATATCATCACCCCAATATAGAGTTTCTGAAAGTTCAATCTCACCTCCCAAACGAATTAACTTATTATCAGTTAATTCTAATACAAAATAACCTGCGATAATAACATTATCCATTAAGATAATATTTGCGGACATAATTGCTTTACCTTTAATAATAACGTTATCAGTAGTTTTTGTTTTACCACCAATAGTTACATTATCTTTAATTTTAGAATTACCTCCAATTACCGCAAAGCCACCTACTTCTGCATAACCTCCAATGATAGAGTTATCTTTGGCAATACAATTACCGCTTAATGTTGCATAATCTTTAATTGTTGCTTTGTCGCATACTTTGGCACTACCTTCAATATTTACATGACCACGTACAACTGCATTTCCTTCTATAATTGCTTTGCCTTTAACTTTTACATAGCCACATATCATGGCATTGTCTTTTACAATAGAATTTCCGTCAATTACAACACTTCCATAGATGATAACATTATCACGTACTTTAGCGTTACACATAATCATGCTATCTCCAATAACAATAGCGTTATCGTATACCCAACAATTTCCTTTTTCGCTTAGAAAAAATTCTTTTTCAATCCAACCGCCCAAGTCACCTTTTTTAACGTCCCCAAAGTCCTTGAGTGCCTCTATACGATATATTGTTTTACCCCTAAAGGTTTTTGAAATATCCGTTCTTATTTTATATTTCGTGTTCATAATTCTATTTTGTTATTGATTTACGTATGCAAAGTTAAACAATTTATTTCAATTTACCAAATTATTTATGTTAATAAAATAAAAAACCATAACTACTTATCTCAAGCGGTTATGGTTTTGAAAAATAATTAACTAACTAATATTAACTTTTACTACATTGTGATTACCTTGCGGTACAACGTTTAAAACTACAAAACTTATCTATTCTATATTTGAGATTGAATGCCAACTATTATCGGTTTGTTTCCATGCAACTTCGAACTCTTCCTTTTTATCCCCAAAGGTCAGTTTAAGCACTGATACGTTGTCTTTAACGTCCTTTAGTGTTATCTCTGTTGCAAGTCCCCCTAAAGTTTCATTCAAGCGTTCAGAAAGGATTTCTCGCTTTCTGAACTTTATAGGTTTCCAATTCTTTAATAAGTTGGACTTTATTACATCTCTAAATGTACACATAATCTTATATCTTACAAATGGAAATTTGGTTTAATACGCTTATATGTCTTCTCGTTTGGACATTTGTTGCTTGATACAATAACGTCCATTGCCCATGAGCCGACAAATTTCAGTTCCCCTTCGTTAGGAATGTAATCGTGAGTTTTATCATAACTTAACTTTGTAAGGATAGGTAGTGGATGTACGGCTAAATCATCACTTGTCTTACCACTTGGACAATCTTCAATGTCGACAAATTCCTTCTTTGACTTATTGATAAAGTAGCGGTACTCATTTATTTTCAAGTCCTCTACATCCTCATCAGTATTATTGATACGTGCAATTTCCCAATGGTTATGTTTTCCGTCCACTTCGTCCGCATAGTCACCTGCCCATGCCATAGGATAACCTTTATACTTTCCGTCCTCATCGTTAATGAGAGATGCAAATGTATTTACGAATCTGTTACCAACATAACTATGTTCCATTAATTTAGCACCACAACATAAGTCATGTGAATGTAATGATGCAACTACTTTCTTACTATCCTTCTTGTCAATAATGACAGGTTTAAAATATTGTCCCATAATTCTAAATGTTTTAATTGTTTGTTTTTATTTGATAGTGCAAAGATAAGCAATTATCCTCACACTACTTACCTTCTTTGTTCATTTAGTTTTTACAGCACAACTCTTTTATCTTGTCATAAAAGTTTTTCTCAAACGTATCAAAATTATTCAAAAAATACTCCATATCTTTTATTACTTCTTCGGGGTATGAGTAATCAAAAATATCTATTTTGTTCCAAAAAGTGCCGTAAAATACGCCTTCCTGAGAAATCATAAGATTTTGTGGGTTTTCTGTGCTGCCGTTTTCCACACCGATGTATTTTATTTTTTCTTTCTCATCATCATCGCCTATAATTGCATAACAACTAAGAAAGCCTAATTTTTCATCCCAACCATTAGCAATTGCACATAAAGTACGTGTTTTATCACTTTCCTTTAATTTACTATGCTTAAGTGTACTAACAAGTAGGAATCTATTCTTTATCAAATGATTTGCAGTATCTATCAAATCTATAATTCTATCATTCAAAGAAAGAATTTTATCTCTCAATGAAAACATTTTCTCCTTCTGTTTGTACTCTTCACTATGCTTGTAAGCGTTGGCAATTTCATTTTCAAACTTAATCATAATTCTTAATGTTTTAATTGTTTGTTTCAGCACTATTACTGAATTACATTTGCAAAGGTAAGAATAATTTTTAAAATACGCAAGTAAATTTCTTATTTTAACTTTTAATTAACATTTGAATGATTATATAAGATTATATAATATACACATACGCATGAATGAATCTAATATATGCGTTTTAAGACGTTTAAATAATAGTAACCTTATATGTACCTATAAAGTTGATTATAAGCTATTAGAAAGCAAAAGAAACCCCATAAAGGAATATATCAATACCTTTATAGGATAACTATGTTTATCTTGTTCCGTACTCTAATATGTTGAAATGTTCCAATATATCCATAAACACAATATCACACATAGAATAAGAAATTTCATGCTCATTTAATGTCTTTTTAGTACGTAAGTAACACTCTTCACAATAAAGTGTAAATATGTCTTTATTTTTGTCGTATTGCACTTTATTGACAACAAACGCAAATCTATTCCCTTCACAAACACTTAATACACAGGGACGTAAATACCTTTTCTTTATAGTAAAATCGACTTCAAAAGTATTGAATTTCTCCATACGATTTATAGCGTCTTTTCTATCTTGTTCTATACAAGTTTTATATAATTTTCCCATTGTTTATAATTTTATGTAAAACAAGTATATTAACTTGTATATTGCTATTGCAAGCTAAAACACTTGTTTTACTTTTATTGATTTATGCTTGATGTGTACTACAATTACTATCATTTAATAAGTCTTCTACAAAGTCCATAACCTTTGTATAGAAAGGTACTTTGTAAGGAACTATTTTGTTTAATGTTTTCAAGAAGTCTTCTCGTGTGCCATACGTATTTATGTTTTGCCACATATCATTACTACGTGTATATGTGAATGGGTAGCCATTATCCATAAATTCACACCCACAATAATAATCGGTTTTACGGCTAATATAAGCGTCACCCAAAAAGATTGCTCTATCCCATATTTCCACGTTACCACAAATAACAACTTTGTCACGTGCTATTATATTACCATGTACACACGAATTACCGCACATCATTGCTGAATCGGTTAATTCAACATTGCCAAGCAAACGTGCCTCACCGCACGCATATGAGTAGTCTCTTAAAAAGCTACGACACGTAACAATTGCCCCGTCAAATACTCTCGCATGATTCTGTATAAGTGACTGACCACTTACCCTTGCTTGTCCAAAAACTTCTGCGTAGTCCATGATTTTAGCGTCTTCAAAGACTTTTGAATCATCGTACGCTTTTGCGCTATTATATATCCAACAATTACCTTTGTGAGAAAGATTATTTTCCTTCTCAACCCAACCGCCAACATCTCCCTTCTTTACATCGCTAAAGTCTTTTAACGCTTGAATACGATATAGAGTGTGTCCATTATGGTTAATCTTTTCACTCTTTAATAACTTAAATTTCTTTGTTCCCATAATTCTGTTTTAATTGTTTTAATTCATTCTGTAGGACTATTCCTTTTTGATTTATGTTTGCAAATTTAAGCAACTTATTTCAAACTACAAAATAAAATCATATGTTTAACATTTATTTAACACTTATATAAATCTTCAATCTATTGAATATATTACATACGCATACACGTAAGATTAAATATAACTCAATATTTTCGTTTTAAGCGTATTAAATTAGTGTTATGGTACATTTATCTATTATGTATAATTAAACCCATTAGAACACATAAAAAACCCCTATAGGATAAACATATTTAAATGTTATACCTATAGGGAGAATCAACAACATAAAAACATTAAGAATTAAAGTTTTTCCAATTCGTGTGGGTATGCCTCCAACTCAACTCCTAAATCATCGGACAAATGGATAATAGTTTCCTCGTTTTCATTGTCCAAGTCGGTATCATTTCCTCCTATTGAGTCAATTGCCCAAACTCTATTTAAATCTCGTGTTTCCTCGTCACAATCGTGGTAGAGGACACAATCACCAACCATTAAAGGTTGCTTATTTCTATCATGGACTACCCCTGAGTAAAAAAACTCGTGGGCTTCGGGCTTCACAGAGGAACGGCTTTCCAAATGTTCAGCTCTTACTTCCTCTCCACCCGTGTAATCGACAGTCCCTGCCGATGTATTATTTAACTTTCCCATTTTACACTGCAAATATACGCAAAATATTTTAATCAACCAAAATTTTGATGTTAATAAATGTTTTATTTCTCAATCACATACTTAACACGTTCCAAGATTGTTTTTGGTTTTACAAGTTTTTGTTCTGCTTTCATAACCTTGTAAATCATTTCTGAATTTTCACTTCTTAACTTTGCAATTTCCTCCGATAACTTCTTATTTCTGTTTCTTACTGAATTATATTGTTCCTGACTGATAAACTTTCCTTCCTCGTTCCTTGCCTGCTGATAGCGTGTAATTTGCTTTTGTAGTCCTTTAAGTTCCTTTTCAGACTTGATACACTTATCTTTAGCAAAATAATACATATCTCTCCATTTGTCCCTTTCCTTAACAATATATTTCAATATTACAGAAGTTGGAATATTATCATTAGGACGTTTGCTATTATTATCCATAAACTACTCAATTTAATTTGTTTGTTTTATTTGAGTGGGTTAATATTTCAAACCCACTCTTAATTATTTACCACTTACAACGAACGTCACCTTCCTTTACAATAAAGTCAGTATTAGGCATAACGAATTTACCCTTCTTAAAGTTGTCAGCCGTTTTCTTAAACTTCAAACCTACTACTACATTTCCGTCCTTATAACGTGCGTCATATTTGTCTCCGTCAATAACATTATAACCCATAAATGTTTTTGGCATTGTTTCTGTACCAAATACAACGGCAATACGTCCGCCTTCCTTTAGATAGTCCATACCTATATTGAAGTTCTCTTTAGAGCCATCCAACGACCATGTAATATCATAGTTAGGATATTGTTTCAAAAGTTCCAAATAGTTAGGTACTTTCGTGTAATCATAAAACATTACATTAGGAAACATTTGTAAGATATTCTTTTTACCTAACTTAAACAATAAAGGACTTAAATCGCTTGTTCCATTGATACGTACTGAAAACTCGTGTCCCTTCAATTTTGCACGTTTCTTTTCCAACTTAATTTCATGCAACATCAAACGCATGAAAACCTCTCTATTAGCAAAGAATAAGCGTGTCTTTGTAACACGTGAGCTGTCTATATCATCACGACCCGACAAACGGCTAACCTTGTTACGTCCACTTCCCATAAGGCAATTTGCTTTACACATTGTATTTTGTGGGCAAACGTTAAAACCACTCAAATCGGCTGCAGCCAAATATAAACAATATGTTGAGAACTTATGCTCATATGAATGCAACATCTTTGCGCTTTGTGCTACACTTCCTAAATAGGTAACACCAACTTCCTTCAATGTTGCGGTATAACTTTTCCACTTGATGTTTTTAAGTCGGTTCATTTCACTATTGAAATCTGCAAACTCACTCTTTGTCATCAATCTTTCCTTCATAATTCTAAATGTTGTTTTAATTTGTTTGTTTTGTGGGACTATTCCCTTACTGAATTACGTTTGCAAAGGTAAGGAAATAAAATGACACTACAAAACATTTCCTTACTTTTAACTTTTAATTAACATTTATTTTTCATGCAATCTTCAATAGCAAGATATACATTATTAACCGTATAATATGCACAAGCAGAGTAATCAATATACCCTTCTTTATCTACATAGACATTTAAATACAAGTCTGTCATATTAACTACCTTGATACATATTCTGTCTTCACATAACTTAACATTGGTCACTTCCGTTTCGTATGGTTCACCATTCTTATTAATAAGAAGGACATTAGGTATTCCATATGCTTTATAGTCTCTAAAATTTATATGGCTAATATTATTATCCTTCATCAGTTTTACGGCTTGTTCTCTATTATTTTTTAAATCTTCTATTAATGACTTCATAACTCTTAATGTTTTTATTTGTTATTGATTTACATTTGCAAAGGTAAGGAAATAAATTGAAATAACAAAATATTTCCTTACGTTTAACATTTATTTAACAGAACTATGAATATGCTTTAACAAACTAAACATATCATCAATAGATAAATCGTTTATAGGTATAGGCAGCATGCTATTGGATGTTTTCAATAATACTTTATCATTTTCTATGAACACAGCAGTTATATTGTATTCCCACGCATATACAGAACACTTAAACGTATTATTAGAAGATAGTAGAAAACATCTTTCGTCTTCATCCTCTAAAACTTCCCTAAACTTGTTGGTAAGTTCCTCTCTCAAATTGGTTATTGTTTCTAACAAAGCAATATCGTTTTTGAAATAACATTCAATTGCTCTATATACTTCATCATCGCTATAGTATATGCAAAAGATACAATCAATATACCCTTCATCATCCATTTTTACATCTGATGATAAATCTTTGGTATTAACGACTTTAATACACAATTTCTCTCCAATTAAAGCAATATCTGTGACTTCTGTTTCGTATGGTTCTCCGTTTTTATTGGAAAGTAAAACAAATGGTATTTCAATATCAATATTTTGATATTTTTTGAATGAAATATGTAATTTATGGTTCTTACACATTAATTCCTTCGCTACTTCTCTATTATTTTCTAAAATTTCACTTAAACTTTTCATAATTATAATTTGTTTTTTATTTTTGTGTAATAGTTACTTTAGTGAGTTTCAACCACTGATACCCTAAAGCGGTTTTACGCTTTTTATTTGCACATGCAGCGATATTTCCTATAGTTGCTTTACTATTACTACCCAAAGCAATTGCAGCCTCCGTGCATGAATTATAACGTGCAATGACTTTTCCGTCTTTCACTTGTGCTACCGCTACAGATTGATATTTCTTTTTATTATTTTCTCCCATAACTTTATCCGTTGTTTTTAATCTAACTTAATTGGAGAAATACCACACGTTTTCAACATTTCATTTACTTTGTCCATGTTGGTTTCCTTTTCAGCACCAACTTCCTCCAAAAAGTCACCCAATGTTTGTCCGAGAAAAGAAACACCACCAAAAGGGGTTGAATCATCTTCCAACACAACATTTAGATATTTGCTTACTGACTTGTTACTCATGACTTCTAATTTTATATATTTATATTTTTATTTATTTATAACTTTATATTTAGATATATTGATATATTTATATCTTTGTATAAGTGTATATTTATTCATAACCTCCCTCCACTTGAAAGGAGGTTATGTTTGTTTTGCTTAATCTGTAGTTCTTAAAAAGTACCTTAAATCATCACCCTTGAAAGTAGAGAGTGCTTTATCTCGTGCAACATAATAGAGTTCAGTGTATAACCTTGTAAGTTGCTCATTTCCTCTCTCATGTAATTCCCACGCCTTGATGTTGAGTGCCATTGCGAACTCTGTAAAATATTTCACATCGTCCTTCCACTCTTTTACAACACGATTAAAGGTTTCCTCAATTGCCTTCTGTCCTCCCATTAATTCTGCAATTGTCAAATCGCTTGAAAATGTTGTAAAACGTTCATAACCACTTTGTAACATTACGTTTTCAAAGTACTTTTCACTCATCATTGTTGCTTGAAATACGTTCATAATTCTTGAATTGTTTTAATTTGTTCTATGGGAATATTCCCTTGTTGTTTTGAATTACACTGCAAAGATAGTAATAAAAATTGGAATGTACAAGTAAATTTTTCTTTTTAACTTGAGATTAACATTTTATTAAAAATTTGTTAAACTGCTAATCTCTTC